TGACAAATTGTCTGTTGATAACTTTTAGCCATTTTATTTGGATATATCAGGTATTTTTCGTATCTTTATGGGGGGCCCTGGTCTAAAAATCCCCCCAATACCCCAATAATGGGTGTTTTTATGGGAAAAAGTGGGGGTTGAGGTGGCTTGAGACCATTGCAATTCGGAAAATGTTAATAAAATGTTGATAACTTAACATAAATTTAACATTAAAAGCTTGTTTTTCTCAGGAAATTGTCGTACTTTAGTAATGTAATTGGTTGGGAAACCAATGAAGGCTCGAAGTAGTTGAGGGATTAGGCCCCCCTGAGATATGAAAAGAGTATCCGAACCCAATGGAGGCTAATTCCCTGATACGATTGGGTAACAAAAAAAGTGAAGTAAATAAAAAATAGCTAATAACAATTAATAGATATAGTATGTATAAGACAAAGTATCAGTATGGCTACCTTCCTAAAATCAATTATTGGTTAGGTAAGCTAGCAGAGGCCCATAAGAATGGGGATGTAGAACAAGCCATCCGTGCAGAGCATAAGGTGGAGTATTTCCAACAACGTCAAGCTGAGGTTTACGGATAAACCTATCCCAAAATAACCCATGTGGGGATTCCGACATCAGGTCGGAAACTCACCTGTGCGACAGGGGGGGGGTATTTACTTGTAAACCACTGGATATCAACACGATATAACCCCGCTTTACCGATTCTCGTATCGGTGTCAATTTTTTTGACAATGGAAACCTGTCTGAAGTGGTATATAGTATATATGAGAAAGAATTAAATTAGCGTTATTCAACTACTTATATAATGTTATGTTAAAAGAATAAAGGAGATTCACTATGAAGAAACTACATTCAATAACAAAAACATTAGTAGTATGGGTTAAGTGTTTTAATTGTGGTAAACGCTGGAAATCGAATGGGGTGTATCATAAGTATAAATGCCCTGAGTGTACGATGGAAGCAGAAGGAGACCCTAAATTATAAAGAAGAGAATTATGAAAGATAAGAATGTTATAAAAACAAAAATGGGAAAGGTACAAGCAACTGTACTTTCGTTGGTGTATCTATTGGTTATGTTATACCTTCTCTCAGGATGTGGTTCATCCCACTCTATCCCATCAGAGGGTTGTTGTTCCCATACAGAGGTAAAGAATACTCCTATTACAGATATAGGGGTAAATTTAGATTTAGTTAAAAAGGATGGAGTCATCATTATACTCCCCACTATCACTACTACTGATACTATTAAGTAAATCATTTAGCTAATTTTAATCTACCTCACTTTTTTTAGTTATCCTTCACCACTTCAGGTGTTGATAACTTTAACAAAGTTTTATGATTTTAAATTTGGATATATGAATTTAATTTCGTATATTAGTTGTATATTAAAAAGTAAAAGTTATGAGTTTAAGAGAACAAGTAAGAGAATGGATAGATAAAGGGTTTACACCCGCACCCAATCCATTAGTATCAAAAAGGTTGGTTCTAAAGAACCTCAACCAAATCAAACAATTATTGGAAGAAGATTCTCCGTATATGGCAACCGAAAGAATCAAATGGTTGATTGATGATATTGAGAATGATAAGTTGAAAGCAGGAGAGTTATGAAGAAGATGAAAAAGTTTTTAGGTATAACATTCCCAAAAGGATGGACGTGGTTAGGATTAATTACTGCTGGCCTTTTATGGGGATGGTGTATCGGTACTATGATTAAAACATTACTATGGTAAAGTATGACCCAAACAATCCCTTATCTGATGAAGAGTTAGATAAGTTAGGTAAAGAAGATTTTGATTCTTTCTTAGAATACTTAGATTCCAAATCTGATTACCTTAAACAATTCACCAAACCTTTAGGTACATATCACGCAAAGAGATTTGCCGCAGCCACTGCTGCTCAACAAGGAAGGCAACTAACCAAAGAAGAATTCGATGCGGCTCAACGTATCGGTAAAGAAGGTGATAAAGAAAACCAACAACGTATTGTAGATAAGATGGAAGAGAAAGGTTGGGAAGAGCCAGACAAGAAAGTTAAGAATGTTAAAACCCATCGTTCACAATGGTTCGATTAAGTAGAATAAATTTTCCCAAAATTTTTCTAAAGTTCACACCCCGTTCTACATTTGGATTATCGTATAAAGATTTAACAATTTCTTAACATTGAAAATTTGGTAGTTACGATTTTATTCACTATATTAGTACTGTAATAATTGATAAATGAACAATATGAAAAATACCGAAAAACCGAAAGTGACCAAACCTTGGTCTAAAGAGATGTACGATTGGAACGATAAAGTTTCCGATTTGATGAAAGCTGAAATCAAAGTTCAGATAGAGAATAACAAAAACAATTGGGATACCTTAAACCAACTAATGGAATTGTGTGGTGGTATCAAATACGGAATGGGTTACGATGTAACTGATTTGTATGAAGGTTGTTTAGAAGAATTAGAAAATGTTCAAAACTATTGGTTGAACGAAGAGTGGCCTTACTTTGTTGATAAAGGTATTGTTACTGATTGTGTTAATATTGAATTTGTAGGATATTAAAAATATAGATATGAAAAACTTAATGACCAAAGAAGAAGTTCAAAAGATTGTAGATGAAGTTTATCCTAAGATAGAGAAACACTATGGAATATCTAAGTTCCACGAATGTACTCCTTGGGTAGAACTCCACCATAACATCTATCTACGAATTATCGGTGAAGATTTAGAAATGGGTGAGGATGATTATCCTACCGAAGTAGAAGAGTTCGGTGAAGCTGACCCGGCCGCAGAGTTTGATAGAGAGAATAATACTATTGTTGTGTATCATCCTAAGATGAAGAATCGACAAGATGTAATTGAAACTCTGATTCACGAATACCAACACCATCTTCAATCCCCATTGTGGATGAAGAGATATTATACTATGGGATATGAGTACCACAATCACCCATACGAAGTTGCCGCTACGGCTAAAGAAAAAGAGTGGGTATTGTTTAATTAAAATTAATAAATAAAAGTTATGTTTAAAAAAGTAAAAAGTAAAATGTTAACCTATCTATTTACAGATTGGGTTAAGAACGAAGAGGATGTTGAAACTCTATTGTTAACCAAACAGATGATTGAAAATCGTAAAAATAAGATTGTAGGTCATACACCAATCATCGGATTCAGAACACAATCAAATACGGATGGGAGTATAAGTTGATAGTAAATAAAATAAAAACTACATTGTTATTGTTGATGGTATCAACAACGATGTTCGGGCAGTTTTACGAATACGGAAAATTCATATTAACTGAATCCGATAAACAAAAACACTTCGTAGCAGGTGTGGTAATATCAGGCGTAAGTTACGAATGGGGTTTAAAGAAATTTGAAGATAAGAAGAAAGCGGCAGCGTTTGCATTAGGAATGAGTTTAGTTGCAGGAATAGCAAAAGAATCATATGATAATTGGAAAGGGTTTCCTTCTTACTTTGATGACAGAGATATATTAGCAACGATGATGGGTAGTGTAACAATTACGATACCATTATTCGCATTACAACAACCAAAGAAAAGATATAAACATTGAAGTGGAACGATAAAGAAGTTTTACATTTAGTTCTGATGAGAGACCCATTCGAAAGAATTATGAATGGTGATAAAGTAATTGAGTATAGAGATAATACTCCTTATTGGACTAAACGTTTAAAAGATAAAGATATTAAGTATATATACTTTCAATATGCTTATCATAAGAATCCAACTCATATGGTAGTAGAATGTACCAACAAAGTTTTAACCGATAGATGGGAACTACACTTAGGTGAAATAATCCATCTACATAATAATCACATATATAACACAAAATGAAAAAGTATAGAATAATTACAAGCATACTGATGATTACATCAGTAACCTTATTACTACTCAACCAATCGTTGAATAATCAAGTAGAAGAAACCAAATCAATATTGTTTGAGTTAAAGGAACAAAACAATCGTATAGTTCAATATATGGTTGAATTAGAAAAAGAGAATCAGATATTAGGTTCTTGCTGTGCTAACGATGGAAATTTATCTGAATGAAAAAATACACTATAATATTCATATCTGCATTGGTATTAGAAATAGGAAGTACAATGTACATTAGTTCTGTAGCTGATAAAAATATGACCTCAACGGCACTATGGGCATTCTTAGGTCCATTCATCGCATTACCATTTGCTGGTTATGTAGCAGATGAGAAAACTTGGAGAGGTAGATTCTATTTAGCTCTATCAAGTTCTATAGGATATGTTGTTGGTGCATTCATATCAATGTATTTTATATTAAATAAAGTTTAACCCAAAAATAAATTATAATGAACATTACTTTAGAAAGTGAACTTCAGCATCACGCTGAACAGAAAATTGAATGGAATGATAGAGTGTATCATCCCGACTATGGATATGGAACTGTTTTTCATATCGAAGAACATTCAGGTGATGTTATGATTGATGTTATGTTTGATAACATTTATCATACTAAGTATCTACCCAAAAAAGAATTGAAGAAAAGTTTGGATAATTCAAATTAATTTCGTATATTTGTTAACAAATGACATTTATAAAAACATATGTACCCGCTTATGAGGATATCATTACTTGGAAGAAGTATGATGTATATCAACGATTCCGTAAGTACGATTGTTTCATTGGTGATGGTAAAAGTATTAAGTATATTGAAAAAGTTTTAAAGAGTTATTATGAAAAAGATTAAAGCATTAGTATCAGAAATTACATCTATTGAGATTTTGTTGGGATTTGCTTTTTGTTTGTATTTAGCATTCCTTATTGTAAATGTAAGTAAATTATTTTAATATGGCAAAAGTAAAAAAGAAATATCTAAGAGATAAAAAGGATATTATAAAATCCTTAGTTAACGATGATAGGCGAACAGCCGTACTTAGTATTAAGTTATTGGAAACCTCAAAGATTAAAGGGCATCTGATTTATTTAGTAAACTATATCGATAATGGTTCTGAGAAAGAAACTCATATTATCGCAAGAGATATTACAGATGCTATGGTTAAGTTAGACCCTCTATTGGAATCTGGCATTCCAAGTTCTACTATGAACTATATGTTGGGAAGTGAAATTTTTAATACAGATAAAGATGAGTAAATTAGATTTTAGAACCAGAACCACATATACCATCACTAAGGTATCAGACCCTATCACTTTGAATTCAGAAGATTTCCGTAATGCTAAACCAGCATTCAAAGGTGAATCCGAAGAAGAGTTTTGGGATTACATAAACGATAACCTTTCCGATTGGGAAGCTGAAGAATACATCAATGATAATGAAGGTATTCTATCCGAAGATTTATTGGATACTCTATATGGGTGTTTCGTAGATTACCCAACTGAAGTAATGTTTGATTCACGAAATAAGAGTGAAGAGATTAATATGGATGGTGGTACTATTGATGAAGAGTATCGTAAGTGGGGTGGATTTAATGTTAAATATTCAAACAACGTATAATGGCAAATCACGTATACACATATGTAGAGGTTGAATCAGACAACCCTAAAGTTTTTAAGAAACTAAAAGAAATGTTTCCTGAATCTGATACGTGGGAACAATGGAAAGATGGAATGTACCTGCATAATAAATTGTATGGTGAAGCTGAATATGATAGAGGTGAGTTCACCGATAGGATGGGTGCTAAGTGGGCATACGTTGAAGAGGTTGAAGCTGAGGATGATTACTTTACACTATCCACCGAATCAGCATGGTACTACATTGAAGGTGCTATAGAACAACTACATCACATCCTATCTGAAATCGATGAGAAGGTTTGGGTTAAGTTTACATTCGATGATGAATCTCCATCACAACCATTAGGTGGTGGGGCAGTTTATATGGGTGAACTTTGTTGTGAACAAGAAGAGTTTGATTCACCTGATGAAGATGATTTCGATACTGAAGAAGAGCATGATGAAGCTATGGATAGGTATTGGGAAGAACAAGTCGAAAAGAAAACTGACCTACAACAAATAGCAATAGATTATCTTACCGATGAGTACTCGAGTGAAGAAAATTAGACAAGAATATAAAGAAGCTAATCCGAAGGAAGTACGATATGCTATCTTAGAGAATTTCTTTTTTGGATTTAGTGGGGCTATCATAGTTCCCTTTATCGCATTAAGAATTGATATCGCTGTACTATGTGGTTACCTAATACACTACTTCTATATCAGTAAAGTAATAAACCGACCTAAATACACTACATCATTAGCTAAATTTATTTTATTCCCTATACCCACTGCCTTTGGTGGATTCACCGGCTATAAGATAGCGTATTTCGTTTCACAATATTTAACAAATTATATCCAATAAACATTTGGATATTAAAAAATCCTAACGTATATTAGTACTGTTCTTTGAGAGATGAGATGCTCGGATGGTGGAAGTGGTAGACACGTCAGACTTAAAATCTGATTCGCCGAACGGTGAGTGTGGGTTCGATTCCCACTCCGAGTACCAATGTAGGGAGTTACACAATGCTAGCTGGAACTATGTAACTTTAAAATAGAACCCTACAGACATGCACCCGTAGCTCAGTTGGATAGAGCATCTGCCTTCTAAGCAGACGGTCATTGGTTCGAATCCAATCGGGTGTACAAACAAATCCTCAGACGTGAGGTCTGGCCTATGGAAAGTTAACGACTCACAAGCCAGTGTTCTGATTTCGTAACTCAGTTGGTAGAGTATCACACTTTTAATGTGAGAGTCGTGGGTTCGAGCCCCACCGGAATCACCACTATATTGAGATGTATCCCCTCTGTCTTATACGCAGTAGAAAGGGTAACTGGTTACATATGGGTTCAATCCCCATCATCTCAACCTAAAGGTATTTATTAAAAATATTTTTATATTTATATATGTTAACATTAAAAACAAATTTGTTATGAATCATAAAATTGCACGAAGGTTGTATCAAGCTTTAGAAGCTAAGTACACCGCAGAGATAATGGATGCAAGAGCACGATTATCTGTTTACTTTGAATCACCTGTAGCTATAGGTGAACACCCACAACATACGGAAGAAATTGATAAACTAATCGGACAGATAGAATCTGCTACTGGTAAGTTGGAAACACTTTCTAAGAACTTTGGTAAAGAGTATGGACACGATATACCTACAGTTCATGTAGATGAAGATGGGAAGGAGTTACTCAAAGGGTAATCCCTAACGGAAAAGTGGCAGAGTGGTCGAATGCACTGGTCTTGAAAACCAGCGTACTGAAAGGTACCAGGGGTTCGAATCCCTTCTTTTCCGCAAATGGGGAATTAGCTCAGATGGCTAGAGCGCTTCGCTTGCACCGAAGAGGTCATCGGTTCGACTCCGATATTCTCCACAAAAAAAATCAAAAAAAAATCAAAAAACATTTGGTAGTTTAAAAAATTATTCGTATATTTGTAGTATATTTAAAAAGTGAATTGGGATTCTGTACATATAAGTGATAAGATACATTGGTTAAAAGATGTATTAATGAACTCCACCGAATATAAAGATGGTGATGAGTACATTATAAACGCACTTATAACAGGTTCTCAAAATACTTTTAGTGGTGAGATGGGATTTGAAATCCAACCTCATCATATGAAATTTATGAGAGAGTTATGGAATACACATATAGAAACTCAGAAAGATAACTCAATCATAACTAAACTGCGAGAGAAGAGTTAAGAGAAACTTGCTACACATCCAGTGTAGAGAAGTTGGGGCAGTTCCAACCTTTCGCTCAACTGCGGGAAAAGAGTTAAGAGAAACTCGCCGTACTTCCAGTACGGAGATGGTGGGGCAGTTCCACCTTCCCGCTCTAATTAAATAAAAATTGAAAAAATGGATTATAAAGAAATTCATAAATTAATGGAAATCCAATATCTAACAGGAAGGTTAGATGAACTCTACAAAGGATTTGTTCCAAGTTATACCTCAACATCTATGAGGATTCAAGATACTCGTATATCTAAATACGAAAATAAGTTAATGAACTTAGACCCGGTAGCATTCCACTTATACAAAGTACAACATAAGAATGTTACAATGGCTAAGAAGAAATCCAAAGCAAAAATATCGGCTTTACTATCCACCATCAAAGATACTTTGATTGATGAGTTCGGATGTGAAAAGGATAATAAATTAGTAGAACAAATAAATGAACAATTAAATACATATTAATTATGAAAGATAATTGGAATCCAAACGATTGGCAAGGTAGAAGTCGAAGGCAAGTTCAAAACAACGAAACACTTGCTATGGTTTCTGTAGTTGGTATTATATTAACAGTCGTTATTGCGGCTATAGTAAATATGTTGTAATGACTACTGAAGAACAAATTGAAGAAATCTTATACGAAGCCCATGCCTATGGTGTTAGACAAGAGGTATTGAATATGGCTCGTAAGTTAATAAACGAAGGTGCTAAGAAAATAGATGCTTATCACCTAGCATATAATCAATGTATAAAAAAATGAACGAAGAACAAATAAATGCATTAGCCGATGAGATATCATTTAGGTTAATGGCTACAAATAAACACGAAGACCATCAATGGTTAGTAGATAGATTAAAGAAGGCACAGAATGATTTAGCTGATGTCTTAATTACATCAATTCAAAATATGAAGATAAATGAATAAGATTAACGAAAAAATAATGAAGTGGTATCCAGTTGGTATCGCTTTTGTATGCCTATTGTATTCTGTAGGTTTAGGATTAACGGGTCGTACTGAGGAAGCTATCTACTCAGCCCACTGGCCAGGTACGATATTATTATTTAGTATAGCAATTAACCAAATTCAAAATCAAAAGAAATGAGCTTAACAATGTTTATTGTGGGGTTCGTTATCTTCGCAATTTATATGTACTTTACAATTTGGAATATCTTTTATAGCACCAGAAAACAAAGAGAAGAAAACTATCCAGAGCTAGATAGTGATAAAGTTGATGTTATTGATATGGATGGTATTGGTAATCAAGGCAGAGTATGAAGATAGCAGTAATCGCACATGATGGTAAGAAAGCCGATATGGTTTCCTTTGTAATGAAGAGATTAGATTTCTTTAAAAAGGATGATGTAGAATTGGTTGGAACGGGTACGACAGGTACTATGATTCAGCATGCTGGTTTGAAGGTTGAGTTGGTTGCATCAGGTCCAATGGGTGGTGATGCAGAGATTGGTGCTATGGTTACCAAAGGTGAAGTTGATTGTGTTCTCTTCTTTAGAGACCCATTAGATAAACATCCACATGATGTTGATATTAGTATGTTGATGAGGTTATGTGATGTGCATGATATACCTCTTGCTACTAATTATAAATCAGCTCATATAATGATTAAGCATTTTAAAAATAAGTTATGAAGTATATTACCCAACACCCAATTAAGAAATCAGATTTAGGATTCCACGGAAACTTATTCGGTGGTAAACTATTGGCGTGGCTGGATGCGGCAGCTGCAGGATTTGCTGCAGAGTTTTGTGATACACCTCGTATGGTAACTAAAGCAATTGATAAATGTATATTCAATAAACCTGCGAGAGAAGGTCAACTCCTAAAGATATATGGTGAGGTTGAATCGGTGGGTGGTTCATCCATACGATTGGTAATAGAGGCTCGTTCTCATAATGTTTACAATGGTAAACAAAATCTAATCCTAAGAACCAATATGACATTTGTTAGAATCGATGAGATGGGTGATGCTATTCCAATCTCAGATAGGGTTAGAGGTAAACTTCCAAAAAACAAAATATTAGATTAATGAATAAATTAGATAAACAATATAAAGAACTTTTAGAAACGATACTTTACTATGGAGTAGATAAGGAAGATAGAACGGGTACAGGTACTCAATCTATTTTTGGATACACCATCAGACATAATATGCAAGATGGATTCCCACTACTAACAACTAAGAAGGTTGCCTTTAATACAATGGTTACTGAATTGAGATGGTTTCTGCAGGGTAGAACTGATATTGAATATCTAAGAGAAAACAATTGTAAGATTTGGGATGGTGATTATAATAAGAGTGGTAGAACAGATGGTTCGTTAGGTCCAATCTATGGTAAACAATGGAGAGATTGGTCTGTAAGAGATGATGGTTCATATGATGATTCCATCGACCAGATATCAACTCTAATACATTTATTAAAACACAATCCTGATAGTAGAAGGTTGATGGTTAGTGCATGGAATGTTGGTGAACTATCTAAGATGGTATTACCACCATGCCACTACGGATTCCAATGTTACACTACAGAAATGACATTCGGTGAAAGAGCATTATATTGGACATCATCAATTGGTAAAGATATCTCATATGCAGCAAAGCTTGATGAATCTGATTTAGATGAGAAGAATGTACCTAAAAGAAAGTTATCCCTAATGTGGAATCAACGAAGTGTAGATGTATTTTTAGGATTACCATTTAACATAGCATCATATGGATTGTTGCTATCCTTACTTGCTAAAGAAGTTAATATGATGCCTGACCAATTGATTGGTTCTTTGGGTGATACTCACTTATATAATAATCATATTGAACAAGCTAAACAACAATTAAGAAACGAACCATATCCATTACCTACTTTAGATTTAGATTGTATGGAATGTGAGTTCAATATATTAGAAGGTTTATTCGGTACTTTACTAACAGGTTATAAATCACACCCAACGATAAAAGCCCCTTTGAGTAACTAACTGATACTCAACACGTTCCACTATCACTATCATCGCTCCAAAAATTTAACAATTTCTTAACATTGGAAGCTTGGATATATCAAATATTTTTCGTACTTTAGTACTGTAATAATTGATAATAGATATAGATATGAAAAATTACCAAGCAATTTTAACAGCCGTTTTAGGGTTAGGAGTTACCTATTTAACTATGAAGGGAACTATTCAGAACTACATCCATTTTGAGGGTGTCGATAATGAAATAGGTTTCGCAGTTTGTGGGTTAATGATAGGTTCTATGGGATTACTATCCATAGATTATAAGAAACTACTAAATGGGTTACTTTAAATTGTTAATAACTTGTTAATAACTTTAACAAAAATTTAACATAAAAGGCTTGTTTATATGGAAATAATTTCGTACTTTAGTATAGTAATAATTGATAAGAGTAAAATATATGAATAGAGATAACACAAAATATAGTTCGTTCTGGTTGAAAGATAACCTGTTCGATGATGTTGATGATGGGTTGAATGTTGTAGAATCTAAACATTCAAATCTGATGGCATTAGCATCTTACAAAAAATCCATCGCCAACTTCGTTAACATCGTTACCAATCAGAACATCCCCGTTACGTTTGATGTAAGGGGTGGTGATTCTTATACTGATGGTAAATCGGTTGTGATTTCATCTAAGATGGATGATAAAGAATTTGATTCAACCGTTGGGTTGGCACTGCACGAAGGTTCTCACATTAAGTTAACCGATTTCAATTCGTTAGATACAATCAACAACAACATCGAATTGGTTGTTGATAACGATTACATTACTCATCTGATGGATAAACATTCTAAGGATGAGTGGGAAACTAAAGAGTATGTTAAGGGTATTGTTAAGAATCTACTTAACGTAATCGAAGATAGGAGAATTGATTATTACATCTATTCTACTTCTCCTGGCTACAAAGGTTACTACCACGCTATGTACGATAAGTATTTCAATTCTAAGATTGTTGATAAGGGATTACAATCTTCAGAGTACAGAGAGTTGAATTGGGAATCTTATATGTTCCGTATCATCAACATCACTAATAAGAATAGAGATTTAGATGCTCTTCCAATGTTGAGAAGTGTATGGAATCTGATGGATTTGAAAAACATCGATATGATAAAAACTACCGATGGTTCTTTGGTTCTGGCTTCACAGATTTTCAAATTGATTGAGAACTCACTTCCAGCTGAACAAAAACCAATCGAATCACCTAACCAACAAAGTGGTGGTGGTGAAGGTTCTGATGAAGAAGAATCAGAAGGTAGTGGTACTGGTGGTGGTGGAGATAACTCTGAAACCAATGGTACTGATAATACCGAAGGTAATGGTGGTGAATCAAAAGATGGTTCTAATGATACTGATGATTCCAAAGGTGATGCAGAAGGTGATGATGTAAAGAAAGGTTCTAAGGGTGGTTACAATCCTAATGGTGCCGGTGGTAGTGGTAATGATTCTCAAATCACAGATACCAAAGTTACTGAAGGTAATGGTTCTCTTTCTGATAGACAAAAGAAACAATTAGATAACGCTATTGAGAAACAAAAGAATTTTCAGAATGGTGATATCAAAAAGAAGAAAGTTTCCAAAGGTGAATCTAAGAAGTTAGATACTTTGGTTAAGAGTGGTATCGAAGAAAAGTTGGCTGGTAAAGATTACCAATCAGGCAGATACTACAAAACTGATAAACAAACTCCTGTAATGGTTGTAAGAAACTACACTAAACAATTGGTTGATTCTGATATGATTAGTATGTTATCTTCTTACTCTTGGGGTGTTGAAAGAAATGAGGAAGCTATCCAAAAGGGTATCGTATTGGGTACTGTGTTGGGTAAGAAACTTAAACTTAGAAGTGAGGAAAGAAGTTTGGTTACTCCTCGAATGAAGAATGGTAAAATCTCAGGTCGATTGTTGCATGAGTTGGGTATGGGTAATGTTCAAATCTTTGACCAAACCATCATCAACAAACACAATCCGGCTTTGGTTCACATTTCGATTGATGCTAGTTCATCAATGGGTGGTGGTAAGTGGAAACAAACTCAAACATCCGCAGTAGCAATCGCTAAGGCGGCATCAATGACCTCTAATCTTGATGTAGTGATTTCTTACAGAAGTATCCAACATGACCACAACCTTTGTCAACCACTAATGTTGATTGCATACGATAGTAGAAAAGATAAGTTCTCTAAGGTTCAACAATTGTTCAAATATCTTAATCCTTGTGGAACTACTCCTGAAGGGTTGTGTTTTGAAACTGTGTTAGATGATATCATCAAAACTAACAAAGGTGTTGATTCTTACTTCATCAACTTCTCAGATGGATGGCCAGGTTTCTCTAATAGAGATATCGATTATGGTGGATATGAAGCTGTTAAACATACGGCTAATCAGGTTAAGAAAATCCAACAGGCCGGCGTTAAGGTTCTTTCATACTTTGTTTACGAAGGTTACGAAGGTGGTATCGAAAACTTCAAAGCTATGTATGGTAAATCAGCAACATCAGTAGATTGTACGAATCTAATGGCGTTAACTAAAACATTGAACAAATTGTTTCAATAAAATTGTTAATAACTTTGTTAATAACTTTCAAAAAAAAGTGTTAAAAAATTAGGTTTATTAAAAAAAAAGTCGTACATTAGTAAGGTAATAAGGGTTGAGAGTTTAACCGAATTAAAAATTAAAAAATAAGAAATATGAAAAAATCGATTGGTAAGTATGAGTTAGAGTTGACAGGTTCAATGGTAACGATTAAAGTGAATGGTGAACTGATGGGAACTAAAGAGGTTAATCCCAATGAGGCCGTTGATGGGTTTAATACCATTTACAAAACTTTAGAGAAAGTAACCTTATCAAAGATTTAACAATTTCTTAACATTAAAAGTTTGGAATTGTAAAATATATTCCGTACTTTAGTAGAGTAATAATTAGTAAGAGTAATAATTAAAAAGTAAAATTTATGAGTAACAAATCACAAAGAGCAGTATTTCTTCAGGCGAAGAAAAATGAGAATAAGGAAATCATCCTTATTGATTCCGCTGGAACGGAGTTCTTCGTTCCACAACTAAACGAAGTAGGTACATCACTATACAAAAGGTGTGTATCGGCGGCTAACAATCCAACTAAGTATTGTATCAAAGCCCGTATCAAAGGTAACCTTACCAATGGTTCTGTTGAGTTCAACAGAGTGCCAGGTGAGAAGTTCAATGGTTCTGAACCTGTAACTAACTTCAACAAACCTAATGGTGGTATTGAACAATATCAAATGAAACAAACACCAACTATGGAAGTTGCAGAAAAACCAATGGAAGAAGATTTCCTAAAGTTTATTCACTCTGAGGCTAATGGTTTGAAACCACAAATGTTGTTTATGAGTGAACTGAAGTGGAAGTATCTAATCAGAAACATCCTCAGAGGTAAAAATATTATGATGACCGGGCCTGCTGGTTGTGGTAAAACTATGGCGGCTAAGGCGGCGGCTAATTCGATTGATGGTTACAATATGGAAATCTTCAATTTAGGTTCAACGCAAGACCCTCGAGCTACTCTTATCGGAAATACTCAGTTCGATACTAAGAAGGGTACGGTCTTTTCACCATCACCTTTTGTGAAAGCTATCCAAACTCCAAACACCGTTATTGTTTTGGATGAGATTAGCAGGGCTCACCCTGAAGCTCACAACATTCTGATGACCGTATTGGATGCGGGACAGAGATACCTCAGATTGGATGAGGCGGCTGATTCGCCTGTTGTGAAAGTGGCTGATGGTGTTTCATTCATCGCTTCGGCTAACATCGGTAATGAGTACACATCGACTAGACAGTTGGATAGAGCTATCGTTGACCGATTCACAATCATCGAAATGGATACACTAACCATCGATGAAGAATCATCACTACTTCAGATGATGTATCCATCGGTTGATGAGACTGTTCTGAAGAGTGTGGCTAACATCACTACGATGACCAGAAACGATGTGAAGAAAGAAGTTCCTACTCTTTCAAACTCACTATCGACTAGAACGGCTGTTGAGATTGGTTCACTTCTTTACGATGGATTCAATCTGGCTGAGGCCGCTGAGATTACCATCTACCCATTGTTCGATGATGCAGGTGGAGCTCAATCAGAAAGAACTTACGTTAAACAATACGTTCAAAAGTTTGTTGGTTCTACAGATGAAGAAAACCTTTTCAATGTAGAAGATGATTCAACTGAAGATGTTGATATCTCCAACCCATTTTAATTATTAATTATTACTCATCAAATGACCTCCCACTAAATTAGTGGGGGGTTTATTTGGAAGTTATAAAATAATTTTGTATATTAGATAAAAATATTGAAATGAAAGATAATAAAGATATGTGTAAATTAGTAATCAACCTACTTAACGAAGATGGTTTCTTCGATAATGAGTGGATTGATGAACATAAGTTCAGGCCTCGCTTTTATAAAGCTACTGAGCATATAACGTATGAGGAAACCGAAGAATGTATAAATAGATTTATAGGGTTTGCCGAAGTCGTTAGTAGAGAGATTATTAAAGAGAATATCAATACTACTTTAGATGAATTAGAAAGTAAAGGATTGGTAAAAGAAGTTACTACAGAAGATGGTAACACTGGATTTGTATTAAATAAAGATTATAAGAATGAGTAAAGATTTAAAAGATGAGAATCTTATCCCTAAAGATTTTTGGGGTGAGTTATCGGAATCAGAAAAAGAAGCTATGGCTAAAGCATTTGATGAAGCCAACGAAGAATTTTCAAACTACGATGAGTGGGATGAAATGGATGAAGCGTATTTCTCCCATTTAAGAGAACGTTTCGGAAAGGGGCCCGATGAGATTGGTCCTCGAATATGGAAGTCGTATCAGAATAGAATGATACCAATGCAACTAATGGTTATTCCAGCAGGCAGACAGCATGATGGAGAAACAATGGTTCAATGGTTTCATACTATTGTAGAAGATATGCAGTTGGGTGAATGTAATGGTGAATACGAACTAATTACAGAAACTCAATTATCAGAGAAGTATAACATTAATTTTAATAACTAAAAAAGTAAACATGAAGTATTACAAAGCTAAAGTAAAAGTTATCACACAAGATGACAAAGGTAGACAAAAGAAAAACGTAGAAGAATATTTAGTACACGCAGTATCGGTAACCGATGCAGAAACTAAAGTTCACGAAGAGTTTAAAAACGATTCAGTTGAGTTCGAAGTAACATCCGTACTTGAGACTAGAATCATAAAAGTTATAAGTTAAGTATATGATATCGTATAGCACTGGTGAAATTGTAATCGTATCTGTCTTTGGTAAAAACAAAGTAGGTACGGTTACCGAAAAACAAAAGACAGTTAAAGGGTATCGTTATATTGTTAAAACTGAAGATGGTGGGATAGTAGAAGATTTGTATGTTGATGACAATAGTGTAACATCGTTTATAGATAGCCGATTATCCAAATCATTTAAAAAACATTTAGAGAATGGAAATTGATAAAACAAAGTTCAAAAGATTAAAGAAGAAAGTTTTAAACACATATCCAAAAGCTTCAACACAAAGAACATCCGATGGAAAATTTTTCGTATCGGATGGTGTTGGGAATGGATTGCAGAAGGAGTATATGATACCACCACAAGCCACTGTAGCGGCTGCATGGTATTGGATGGCTGAAACTATGAGAGTTAATCAGAACATCGAAAGAACTCATCCTAAGAGAATGGACTTAAAATCATTTGAAGCTAAGTTCGCAAGAATTTCTAAAAGAAATCGTAAGTAATATAGTTTCATTAAAGTTTATTTTATATTTATTGACAAATAGTTAAATAATTAAAATATTCTTACAATGAAAAGATATTCAGGAAAACCGAGAGGTAGAGTAAATCAAGGTGGAGCAACCCACCAAAAAGATAGAGATAAACTAAAGCAGTTAGGAAAGAACTATAACTCAATTGATTTTGAAATGGGTTCTAATTTAACTGAAGCGAATTATAAAGATAAAAGCAGACCTATTGGAACGCTTGTTGTTGGGAATCAAAGAGTTGATTTGACATGGAGTGAGTGTAATAAAATCTTCACTACATTATTAGATGCACAACAAGTACATAGAAGAAAGATTCAATTAGGTATGTTTGATTAAAACAAACCAATGAAAGCATCCGACTTATTTAAGGAATTGGGAATGGGTGATGAAGAAATGAATGAAGCCCGTAGTTGGGTTAATTATAAACATTTCTCAGAAACTGTTCCTGATATTCTATCATTAAGTGAATATGTGGATACTGTTTATAAGAAAGCAGTTGAAACGGATGCCAAACCACACCAATGGTTTTCAGAAAGATATATGACCGAACGTTATATATCTTCTAACGTCAGTATTGAATCAGATTATATTCATAAGTTACAAGATAGAGTTATGATGTTAATTGATTCCGAACACCCACCACACATTCATAAATTCTTACAACTTTGTGTACAGATAGTTCAGAAAGATAAGAAAGCTTTAAGTAAAGATTGTTTAAAGTTTATGAACCTAATCCATAAGAGAAAGTATTAAACCCCAATATATATAATTAGATGAGCTTACACTATATAGAAGAACCATACAGACAAAAGATAATCGATATACTATCAACTGATGATACCGATGAAAGAAAATATCTTAATGTTAAATTGTATCTTATTAGTGAACCTTATTTCAAACACTTCACAAGCGAACCCGCTTGGCTAACTAAAGAGATTATTAAAGATTTTAAAAAGTAGGAGATGGAGATGGCTGAATCAACATATTGGGATGAATCGGAATTCAACTTTTTTGAAACGTTGGAAGATGAAGATAAATTGCTTTACCTATATGATTTAATGATTGGTGAGTTTTCCTATATGGAAATTCACAATGAAATGGAAGAGTTGGATAGGCAAGAAAAAGAATTGGGTGAGATGTTTAAGCAGTTAGGTGAGGCAGCTGCTGAAATGGATGATGAGGAAGAAGATAACGATATATGGGATTTCGAAACCGATAGGAACGAAGTTAAGATTGAGTTTGTAAAAGATGTAGATATGGATTACATCAAAATCATCGGACCAACCTTAGAAGTTTTATTGAAGGTGGCTAATGATTTAATGATGAATGGTATGATTCTAATGGATAAGAAAATAGAATTTACTAAATACGAACCTTGGCATGTAATTGTTACCTACAAACTAATCGGAAATGTTCCACCATTTTCAGTAAATTAGACAAATTGTCATACTATATCCTTACTTAACTGACATTTTGTCATACTATAACCTTACAAATCCCTTTGGTACACAATTGGTACTATAGTAATCAAAAGAAATTAATTGTTTAACTATAAAAAAGGGAATAAAATGATTTTAACAATGAATAACGCATGGAATTTAATGGATGAGTTCTTTGAACAACAACCTCGAAGAGATACTCGTAATATGAAAGTTGAAAATGATGTACTCACTATGGAGTTTGATGTACCTGGCTTATCCAAAAAAGATATCAATGTAAAGGTAGAAGATACAGTTCTTTCTATTGAAGGTGATAATGAAAAAAGAACATTCAATAAAAGATACAACATTCAAGAAGATTGGGATGTGGCTAAAACATCAGCCATTGTGAAGGATGGTGTGTTGACTGTATCGATTCCGAAGGTAGAAGAAAAGAAGGCTAAAGTAATTGAAGTATCCGTTAAGTAGTGTTCTGTAAAGAGGTTTTAAATATAGATAACACTTTATGGGTAGTACAAAGAAAGATTCGAATTACAGATAGACCTATCGTAGCTACGTGGAGAGAACACTTACGCTCTGATAAGGTATTTAAAAAAGAACCTTACTATTATTTTTGTGAAGAAGTTACGGATGTAGAGTGGGAAAATATTTAACAATTTCTTAACATAGGGGGCTTGTATAAGTCCCCTTTTTTTTGTATATTAGTAGTATAATAATAATTAAAAATTGTAACATATGAATTTAGGTTATGCGTGTATCAACATGACATTGGGTAAACAGAAACCCAAAATCACTACAAATCGTAGTATGATTAAAAAAACCTTTTTAGAAAAAGGTATCCCATACGCATCAGAGTTGGGGATTCAAAACGCCAGAGATTTAGTAGAGATTATCAAATGGAATCATCAGAATGGTATCAACTTCTTTAGGTTGAGTTCTGAGATATTTCCTTGGGCATCTGAATATGATTTCAAAGATATGCCACATTACCAACGGATATCTAATCTATTGTTGGGTGCTGGACATCTTGCTAAGAAATACAACCAACGTATCACAACCCATCCCGGCCCATTCAACGTATTGGTATCCCCGCGTGAGCATGTAGTAGAAAATACTATTACTGATTTATCTAATCACGGAGAGGTATTTGATATGATGGGTTTGAGTAGAACTCCTTACAACAAAATCAATATTCATTGTAATGGTGTATATGGTGATAAACAATCTGCTATGGATAGGTTCTGTAAGAACTTTGAGAGGTTGCCTGAATCCGTACAAACACGTTTGACTGTAGAAAACGATGATAAGGCTAGTATGTATTCAGTAAAAGATTTGATGTACATACATGAACGTATTGGTATTCCTATTGTATTCGATTATCACCACCACAAATTTTGTACTGGAGATTTATCAGAGGAAGAAGCACTGAAGTTAGCCGTTTCTACCTGGCCTAAAGATATTGTACCTGTAGTTCACTATTCAGAATCAAAAGCATTGCACGAAAGTAATGATAAACTGAAACCTCAAGCACACTCAGATTATATCTCTGAAGTTCCTAATACATATGGATTAGATGTAGATATTATGGTAGAAGCTAAAGCTAAAGAACTCTCTATCTTAGAGTACATTCAGGCGAAAGCATAGTATGGGTTTGAGCTTGTTTTAGTATTAATTATTATATTTTTAATACTTATTGTTATAGATTATTAGGTTGTCTTGCAAGCTAATACTTATTATATGAATAATAATATTTGTAATAAATACAAAACTCAAAGTTAATAAAACGTGAAAACAGGAAAAAATATGAGTATTGTTAAAAACTTTTTTTCTAAACGAACTTGGTTCGGATTCTTAATGGTGTTTTCTACACTATCTTTAGCAGGAACGGCAGCTTACTATTCTGTATTTGGATTAAGTTCATTGTTCGCTGGCGCTAAGTTTGAAGTTATCATAATGGCTTCGGCATTAGAGTTAGCTAAATTAATCGTTGCATCATATCTACATAACCATTGGAAGAAATTAGGATGGATGTTGAAATCCTATCTTACATTAGGTGTGGGTATCTTAATGATTATAACCTCAGCAGGTATATATGGATTCCTTACATCAGCATACCAAACTACTGCCGACCAATTAACTATCGTAGATAAACAAGTAGCTGTAGTTGAAATGAAAAGAGATAGATTCTCTGAATCATTAGAAGGATACAAAATAGAAAGAGTTCAACTTAGTGAATCTATATCAGAACTTACAAAAGGTTTATCAAATAACACTATCCAATATAAAGATAAAGAAACTGGTGAAATCATCACCACAACCTCATCATCTACTCGTAGAGTTTTAAACGCACAATTAGATGATATGAAGGAACAACGAAATAGTGTTTCGATTAAGATGGAAGCAGTTACCGATTCTATTACAAAATTAGAGTTACAGATTTTAGATTTAGAATCCAACAACGAAGTAGCGGCAGAGATTGGCCCACTTAGATATATGGCTAACATTACAGGTAAGTCAATGGATGTGATTGTGAATTGGTTTACTCTAATGATTGTATTCGTATTCGACCCGATGGCAATAGCTATGGTAATCGCAGTAAACAAATACTTTGGTAGAAAAGAAGAAGATGATTTAGATGATTATTTCACACAAAGAAATAAAATGATGTACAAACATACAATGATGAATGGTGAGAATCATAAGAAAATGAAAGATAAACTTTCTCAAGAAGAAATGATTAAGAAGAATGAAGAGATTCTTGCTACACCAAAGTATGAAGTAGAAGATACTGCAGGAAATGTAGAGGTATATCCAAAAGAAGAAGAACGATTGGAGAAAAAAGAGTTCTTAGAAAAGTTAGATGAAGTAGAAAAATCTGTTAAGAAAAAAGATGAGAGAATCTATAATGAGTTTTCCAAACCATATTCAGATGGAACTTATATAGGTGAAACTGAAAAAGAAAGTTTAAATGATATCGATGAAGATGATATAAAAACTTATTAAAAGATTTGGTATTGTAAAAATAATTTCGTATATTTACATAAGTTTAACATAAAAAATAGTTACAAAAAGCATATGAGTGATTTATATAATGAAGGCAGAACATCTACGGCTGGTGATATAGAACCAAAGTATGATGTACAGAAAGTATCCGAAAGAGATAAACACTTTCAGGAGTTCAGAGAGTTTGATTATGGAATTGATATTGAATCAAACATTATCTTAGTACAAGATGAGATTAGTCAAGGTATGATATTCGATACAATATCGAAAGTTAGATTACTCAGAAAAATTAATCCAGAATTAAAATCAATCAATATCTTACTTAATTCACCCGGCGGTGATGTAGTAGAAACATTAGGATTGATTGATTACATCAGAACCATAAAGAAAGATGATGATATTTCTACAAACATTATTTGTAGAGGTTCAGCTATGAGTGCTGCAGCATTACTATTAGCATGTGGTACAGGTCTTAGAGCAGCATCTAAACACTCTAAGATTATGGTTCACCAATTATCAACAATGAATTTTGGAAAGTTAGAAGATATTAAATCAAACGCTAAGTTCGCAGAACAATTAGAAGATGATTGTAATAACCTTATGGAAGAAACCACAAAAAAAGATAAGAAGTTTTGGAAAGAAAATCAAAGAAGTGATTACTTCTTATCAGCAGAAGAAGCATTAGAATTAGGAATAATAGATAAAATAGTTTAAGTTATGGAATATAATTACAGACCCTTAGGGGATAGAGTAGTAGTAGAGATACTCAAAAGACACGATGAAAAAACCAAAGGTGGTTTATACAAACCATCAGGTTCAGATACCACAATGATGGGTAAAGTAGTTGCAGTTGGTAGTGGATTGTTTACACAAAGTGGTGTATCAATACCAATGAGCACTAAGGTTGGGGATATAGTTCTATTAGATGGAACTGGATTCAAACATAAGAATGGTGGTAAAACGTATAACATTTATAGAGAGAGTGAATTCTTATCTATATTAGATGAAGTGTAAGTGTCTGATAATCAATCAGTTACACTATCACTATCATCACAACACATTGATAATCAATTAGTTAACAATTAAAAATTAAATTATGGTACACATTTTAGATGAAAATCAAATCAAAGAGAACTACGAAAAGTTCAGAAAATTAATTAATCAAACATTTACAGGTGAGAGGTTAGAAGCTCTTAACAAGATGTACGACCATCTTGAAGATAGAATCATTCTTACTCCTGCCTCATCAACCGAACACTTCCACAACGCATTTGCTGGTGGATACATTGACCACGTATTAAGAGTTACTCTAAACGCAGTTAAGGTATTCGATTTACATACTGAGTTAGGAATCGGAGATGGTGGATACGATAAGGAAACTGTAATCTTCACAGCCCTTCACCACGACTTAGGTAAAGTTGGTAACGCTGATGAGAGTTGGTATATCCCAAATGATTCACAATGGCATGTTGAGAATCAAGGAAAGATTTACAAAACTAATCCATCAATGCATTGGATGAATTTGAATGATAGAACATTTTGGATGTTGAACCATTTCGGAATTAAAATCTCAGAGGTTGAATACTTAGGTATCAAACTTACTGATGGATTGTACGATGATTCCAATAAAGAGTATTATATCGCATATAATAAAGATAACGCACTAAAGACTGGACTACCATTTGTAATGCATCAAGCTGATATTATGGCAGCTAGATTCGAAAACGAAAGATGGATGAAGATGAAGCAAGGTGAAGTTACTACAAAGAATGTAGGTGGTAGACCAACTAAGAAAGCAAAATTAGAAAATGTAAAAATGCCAGAGAAGATTGATTTTAAATCTATCTTTGGTGAAGTAGAAGAGGCCTAATATGGAACTAATACAACACATAGTTTTACCATTAGTAATAATATCAATCTTACTTTATATAGTTTGGAACTTACTTCGTAAGGTTGAAAAGTTAGAAGATGGTATAGAAGAATCTGATAAAGTAATTGAATCAGTAGCTACCTCTGTTGATAGAGCATTAGCTCGAATGAGAGAGGTAGATAGAGTTGGTTCGTTTGAAGCAGATGATGAAAGCGGGTTTGTATATAAAGAAATACAATCTGCATTAGATAAGTTAAATAATGAAATAAATCCGAATGCCTAAAAAAAGAAGAAAAAGGAGTAAAAGATATTTTACCAAAATCACCGAAATCGCAATAAATGCATATAATGGTTGTGATGATAACCAACTAAAGAACAAAATCTATAACAGATTCATTCATTATCCGTTTGATAAGTTAGCTGAAAATGTAATTCATACATACAAAACATATTACTTTGATGTACCATATGAAGATGTAAAGGCGAGTGTAGTTGCGTTTCTGAATGAAAAGATTCATAAGTTCAATGGTGAGAATGGTAGAGCGTTCTCCTATTTCACAGTAGTTGCAAGAAACTATTTATTCAATGAGAATAATGCAAACTATGCTAGGATGAAATCAAAAGAAAAGGTAGCGGCAATTGATACATCTCGTAATATCGTAAATGAGATTGTAGACCAAAACAACAAAGAAGCAAAATCAGATTTCATAGACCATTATACAAAATATATAGATTATCATTTATATGAATTGTTTTTAAAAGATAGGGATAGGGCGATTGCAGATTCAATAAATGAATTATTTAAGAACAGATATGATTTATATTCGTATAACAAAAAAGCACTCTACATACTTATTAGAGAGAGAACAGGAGTACATACTCAATATATAACTAAAGTAGTTGGTAAATTAAAAGGTATTTATGTAGAGTTGTACACCGAATACAATCAGAAGGGATTTTTATCCCTTAAATATAAACTAAAGGATAGTAATGGATAAGGATACTGAATTATTTAAAGGGAAAACGTTTTCTGATATCATGTCTGATGTTTACCATAATTCTAAAAAGAAGGATAGGCAACTAAAACTTCTTATAGCACAATTAGAACCATTGGTAAAGAACCTACAAGATGCTACAGTAATTGTTCCTTTGATAAAAGAGTATATGGAAGTGGCTGTAAAAAACGATGACCAGATTGTTAAATTAGCAGCGATTGTTCAACGTATGATGAAGGATGCAAACTCAGGCGATGATGGTGGATTCGGATTAACCGAAGAAGAAAAGAAACAATTAATTTTAAATGCTGAAGCAATCGATAAATCAATCGAAACCTTAAATTCAGAAGAGGGAGATGATTAATGGGTGGTACTATTGAAATAATAACGGTACAAAATATAACCCTTAAAGATGATGATATCAATGAGGTACATTCAATTCAGGGGTTTAATCAAAAAACTGTAAATCAACAAATAACTGCATATCCATTCGATATGTCTATAAGACGGATTCCTTTGATTGGTGAATCCGTTGTTTGCTTTATGGGTACGGAAGCTGAAGCTGCACCAACTCAGAGGCAATCAAACAGAACATATTACTATATGAATCCTGTTTCCATTCAAAAGAATCCTCACAATAACGCATTAGTAAATTCAAAAACATCAGTATCTTCACAAAACAATGCTGGGAGTTATAATAGTGCAGCCGCAGGAAACCCAAATGTTAGTAGTGGTGATTCTGAAGCAGATTTAGGTAAAGGGTTTTCGGAAAGAGATGATGTTGGTACTGTACAACCATTTATCGGTGATGTTCTTTTAGAAGGTAGATTTGGGCATTCAATGAGATTCGGGTATACTCCAAATGGTAGTGATACAACTCAAACACCATCGTGGAGTTCTTCAACTGATAACGACCCAATCACAATTATATCTAATGGTAGAAAGAGTGGTGGTTCTTACAATAAATTTATTATAGAAGATGTGAATGATGACCTTTCATCTATATGGTTGGGTTCATCACAAAAGATAAAACTAACGCCAGCTCAAACTGGTATTGGTGGGGCAGATAATCCATCATCGTATTCGAATCCTTCGATAGTAATGAATTCAGATAGAATATTTTTAAATGCTAGAAACGAAAGTGTTATTATAGCAGCAAAAAAAGATATTATAAATGCAACGCCGGGATGGCAAATGGAAATGGATAAACTATTTACTTTGATAGAGAAGTTAGCAAGTGAGTTAAAAGATTTAACATCAGCCGCAGCAACTTACGCAACTGGAGTCGGACCTACAGGCCCGGCTACTAATGCTGGAAAAGTTGCATCTATACTTAGTGATATAAAAGCAATGAAACAATAATATTATGCCCGCACTTTGGCCAACATTTATACCAGTAGTAGGTGGTTACTTAAACTCAGCAACCGAAGGAAAAACTGAAGAAGAAACCGCAGAGAAGATAGCATCGGAATATCACAAAGCAGTTAAAACTGCTCAAACAGTTCTTCATGTCAATCTACCATCAGTTCAAGCACCATATCAACCAATCAAATTGGGTATCTTAAAAACTCTAAACGATATAAAAGATTCCGAAGGTAGACCTAAGTTGAACCATTTTACGGATTGGGCAAACGCAACATCACAATATTGGTTAGCAACAACAATGTCCCAAACTCCATTTCATCCATTGAATATGGCAGCATCTACAGGAACTGCAGGAATACCAGCGCCAATAACTCACATCATAAATAATGGTGGGGCGGTAGCACCACTTAAAGCGGGGTTGTTAGCAGCATTTACTCACCCACCATCACCAGTACCATTTGGAATTCCATTTGCTACTAAATTAGTAGCGGCATTTACTGCTCACTTAATGACAGTAGGTGGATTACAAACTGAATTTGTAACAAGTGGTTCACCTCTAACACCAATTCCTATCGGGCCAATTTCACAACCTTGGATTGGAATGGTGTAAAAAGAAAGTTTTTAATATTTATATATAAAGTAGAAAATTATGAAGGCAAAAGATTTAGCACAATTATTAGAAGTAATCGTAAGAAAGGTAGTTCGTGAAGAACTAAAACCTATGCTTAAAGAGATTAAGAGCAACAGACCAAAACACACTATTACTGAATTGAACGGTGGTGGAAAAATGGGTGTTGTAAAAGACCCTACTGATTTAGATTTAAAAGAAATATTTGGTAGAGAGGTAGTGGAAAATAAAAAAACATCTAAACCAAAAACATTTGTTAAGAATCCAATGTTAAATGAAATGTTAAATCAAACAATGAATGATGGCGAATGGAGAACTATGGATTCTCAATTTGGGTCTAATCAAGCACAACGATGGGTGGATAATGGTTCTACCTCAGCAGCACCAACACAAGATATCGATGGTAGACCTGTTGATACATCTAACCCTGAAGTGGCTAATGTGATGGGTGCAATAACAAAAGATTATTCTCAATTGATGAAAGCGATTGATAAGAAAAAGGGAAGATAATTAAATGGCTAAACCTAGAAAAGAATATTTCTACAATCCAATAGATTTTAAACCTGATGTTGCCGTTGGGGTAAAATTACCATTTGGTAAACCCAAAGGATTATTTGCTCAAAGTTACACAACTGAAGAGCAAGCAATATCTAATTTAAAGAATCTATTATTGACTAGAAAAGGTGAAAGACCATTTCAACCTTTGTTTGGTTCGGATGTATATTCTCAACTCTTTGAAAATATTGACTCTAATCTAAACGAAAGAGTTTCACAAACGTTATCAGAAGATATCAAATTTTGGTTACCTTATATAGTTATTGACAATATAGATATTGAAACAGAACCTGATAGAAATTTCCTTAGAATAGAATTAAGGTTCAGAGTTACAGAGCAAGGTGCAAACCAACAAATAATATTATTTGTAGATTCAGCTGGAAGTACAATAGAATAGGTTTAAGATATGGCAAACAAAAAGAAATCAGATTTAGTACAAAAGGATGTATCGTTAATCGGTAGAGATTTTGGTGAATTTAGAAAAAACTTAATTGAGTTTTCTAAAAACTATTTCCCAAACACCTACAATGATTTTAACGAATCATCTCCTGGTATGATGTTTATGGAAATGGCATCATATGTAGGCGATGTATTATCATTTTATACAGATACACAATTAAGAGAATCACTATTAACTACGGCAGAAGAAAATGCAAACCTATTTAATATTGTAAACTCATTAGGATATAAACCAAAAAATATTATACCTGCATCGGTAACATTGGATGTATTCCAATTAGTACCTGCGATTGGAAGTGGTGATAATGTAAAACCTGATTTTACATACGCTATGAGTTTATCGGAAGGTATGATTGTTGGTTCAACAGATTTTTCAGATGTAGAGTTCACAACAGTTGGTTCAGTTGATTTTGCATTCTCTTCTTCATTTGATGCTACTGAAGTATCAGTTTATCAAATTGATGAAAATACAAACGAACCTGTATATTACCTACTAAAGAAAAAGATAAAAGCTACAAGTGGTAAAGAAAAAACAAGAGAGTATAGATTTACGAATCCTAAGATTTATGATAAAATTAAATTAGAAGATGAACAACTAATAAGAGTTAAATCAATCGTAGATTCCGACGGGGATGTTTGGACAAGAGTTCCGTACTTAGCACAAGATACTGTATTTGAACAAATAGATAATAACGAAGAGAACTCAACTATGTTACATAAGTATAGTGGTGATACACCTTACTTATTAGAATTAAATAGAGTTCCTAAAAGATATGTAACAAATTTTGAAGATAATGGTATCTTAACAATTCAGTTTGGTGCGGGTATCTCATCAAATGCCGATGAAGAAATAATTCCTAATCCCGATAATGTAGGTTCAGCACTTTATACAGAGCATCAGAATTTAGATTCATCATTAGACCCATCAAACTTTTTATACACAAAAACGTATGGAGTAGCTCCACAAAACACAACATTAACTGTTAAGTATATTGTTGGTAATGGTATTGCAGATAATGTACCTGCTAAAGATTTAACAAACGTATTATCAAGTACAACTACATTAAAGAATGAAATAAATCTTAGTAAGGATGTTGTATCTTTTGTTAGAGCATCGTTAGCTTGTACAAATCCAAACGCAGCTGTAGGTGGTAAAACTACAGAAACTCAAGAAGAAATTAGACAGAATGCTATGGCATTTTTCGCAGCACAAAATAGAACTGTAACTAGAGAAGATTATGTAATGAGATGTTACGCTCTTCCACCACAATTTGGTTCAGTAGCAAAAGCATATTTACAACAAGATTACCAAACAGAACATTCTAAGGTAGATGGGCAATTCATAAATACTGAAATCCCCAACCCATTAGCATTGAACTTATACACTTGTGGATATGATAATAACAAAAATTTAAGAGCTTTAAACGCTGCCACTAAGTATAATTTAAAAAACTATATATCGTATCATAGATTGTTAACAGATGCGGTTAACATTAAAGATGCACATATAGTTAATATTGGTATCAACTTTGAAATCATTGTTATGCCTGAATACAATTCCAACGAAGTTTTATTAAGAGCGATTGATAGATTAAGAGATTATTTTAATATAGATAATTGGAGAATCAACGAACCAATTAATTTATCTAAACTATATGTTGAGATTGATAAAGTAGATGGAGTACAAACTGTAGTAAGACCCGATAAAGATGGGAAGGGTGGATTGCAAGTTGTAAATAAATTTAATGGTAACTATTCACCAAACAAATATAGTATTATAAATGCAACTAAAGGTGGAATTATATTCCCACCAAGAGACCCATCTATATTTGAAGTGAAATACCCTAATCAAGATATTAGAGGACAGGTTGTAACACAACAATTCTAAACGAGGATATAGTATGATTTATAGAATATACGGCGAAAAGGATACTACGATTTACGAATTGAACAATCGTAAAAATCAGAACACTGGTTTGGATGAGGTGTTAGAAGTTACCAAGTTCTTCGATGAAGAAACAGAAACTGTACATATTGGTAATAGTCGAATCTTAACTAAGTTTGATTTATCAGAAATATCATCATCAACTGTAAATGGTGATATACCACTTACTGCAGAGTACCAACTAAACCTAACATCTACTGAAGCTAGAGAAGTATTAGGTGAATACTCATTAGAGGTATATCCAATTTCACAAAGTTGGTCAGAAGGAGCAGGTCAATTCTTTGATAATCCCATTACGCAGGTTGGTGGTACTTGGCAATATAGAGATGGTTCAAACCTATGGGGAGTATCAACAACGCAAGTTTTCAATGGTGAGGCTGTTGAAACAGCTCCAAAAAGTGGTGTTGTATTATATGAATCATTTGCAAATGGAAGCGGTTCAGCATTTTTAACACAATCAATAAACGATTTTAATGGTAACTCACCATTCACACTTATACAGAATCAGAAACTAATTATTTCTGCATCTAACTTCGCAGGAACTACATTAGTATTCCCAGCGTATCTTGAAAGTGGTACTGATTATGGAGTACAATTTCAGATAGACCCATCATCATTTGATGATGTAGCATTTAGAATCAAAACACCAAGTGGTGTTGTTAAAACCGAAGGTGATTACGAAGGTATGGTTGGTGCTATAAAGACCGCATCAACTCAATCATTTGATTTAGCCTCAACTGAAACGGGTGAGCATGAGTTAAGATTTACTTTCTTTGATGGAAGTGGTGATGGTACTACTACAACAGGTTCTTTTGATGAAGTATATGTTTATCAAAAAGAAGGAAACCTAATTAAGTGGGAAACGTTTACTCAAAACGAAGGTGATTTCAAATTGAGAAATAGAGTAAATGAAGAGATAACTTCTAACGTTAGAATGTTCGCATCAGAATCTAAATTAAATTTATACGCTACTGATGGTGGAGCGGATGCACAAATATCAGTACCTCTACAATCTGGATTAAATTACCAACTAACATCATCTATAAATGTAGGTGATTTTGATTCAATAGAATTTACATTATATGATACTAACGGATTACCATTGAGAAGTGGGATAACAAACTTAACATCATCATATACAACTTCAGCAACTCAATCTATATCTTTTACCCCACCGAGTAAAGGTGATTATATATTTGCATATACATACTTCAATGCTACATCGGATGGTGGTACAGGTTCAATGGATAATTGGAAATTAACATATTCCGGTACATTAAACAAACGACCAATTTCAGAAGCAGGTTGGTTGAAAAATTCAGGTGGGGCTACTTGGTACACCTCATCAGCTGATAATACAAAATATTCTCAAACATTTAATAAATCTACATCAGATTTGAATGTAAATGTAACAAAATATGTAACGGATATACTTAAACAAACAAGACCTAACGATGGGTTTATTATTAAACGAGGTTCTACTGAAGAAAGTGGTTCTATTAAATATGGTTCATCGAAGTTCTTTTCAAATGATACTCATACAATATACGTTCCTACATTAGAAGTTAAGTGGGATGATTCATCATTCGTAACAGGTTCACTAACAGAACTAACAGAAGATGATATTACATTATATATGAAGAATCTTAAAACCGAATATAAAGAATTATCAAGAGCTAAATTAAGAGTTGTTGGTAGAGAAACATATCCTCAAAGAAGTTTTACGAACTCAGCACCATATAACCAAATTAAATATCTACCCGCAACTACTTATTACCAGGTTAGGGATGTAGAAACAAATTTAGTATTGATTCCATTCGATACAACTTACACAAAGGTTAGTTGTGATTCAACTGGAAATTTCTTTGATTTTAGATTTAATACATTACAACCTGAAAGATTTTATCAATTCGAATTTAGAGTTGACCGAAGTGGTAATCAACAATATTTCGATGGGTTCGTATTTAAAGTGGTTAGATAATGGCAGATATAAACATAACAACAGAGCAAGAACAAATTCAATTACGTGAAATAAGACGTAATAGTTCTAATCAAATAATATCATATACTTTGGCAGATGATTCTGATAAAGATTATGGGTATCACAAAGTACCTGCTATTACGGCTAAATACTATAGAACTGAATATGATAGAACCATAGACCAATTATCTAATGAATTGGTTAACCCATTACCAGATGTTCCATTGGAAATAGTAAATCAAAATTTTATAGATGAGGCTAACATGTACAGAGTTAGTAATTCAAATCAATTAATATCCATAAGACAAGCGGTGGATGTAGAAGAAGAAGATGTGTTTAGTGGATTATATGAAATGACTGATGCTGGTCCTTGGAAGAGAAGGCAGAAAACAGCGGCAGGAAATGTTCACTACTTCCCTATTGAAAATGAGTACACCAGCGGCCAGGTCGATTATCAAGACAATGCTATGGGTGGAAAAGGGTTCAGGCCTGTTCCTTGGGATAAAGCATCAAGAGGACCTCAGTTGGAAAGTAATGGTGGATATAGAATTACAAAAGAATTAATCGATAGTGGAAGAAGTTTAAAACTGGTAGCTAGTTTTGGTGTAGCTAATGAAAAGAATGAGACACATACGTTTAAGTTTTACTTTACTAGAGAACGAATTAGTATTGTTAATGGAAGAAAGGTACGAAGTAACCAAGTTCACAGACCAATGCAAGGTAGTAATATAATAGTTGATAATGTAGTTGAATTTTCAGTACCATCAGGCGATTATCCATTCCTTACATTTGAATTAGATGTTGAGAACGCAGCTAATACTATGCAGGAAGATGATTTATGGTATGTTCAAGCTGCGGCATCGGCTACAAACCCAATCTATTGGTATGGTGATAAATCATATTTTGAAGTAATCGCATATACTCAAGATACACCACCAATACCAGTTCCAAATAGTACGACTGGTGGTGCTAGTATAACAAATGGATTTATACCAAACCAACAAGCAGAAGCGGAAAGTAGTAGCGCAGGTAGATAACGGATTAGGATATGGCAATAGATAGATTTCAAAATAAAGATATAGTGGTTTCCTCAAAGGTGCCTGTTGAAAGTGTCTTAACATATTCATTAGAAGATTATGCTAATCTAAAATATGATTTGGTTAAACTTCAAATGAACAACTTCTCAGCTGGATGTAGATTGGAAACACATATTTACTCCGCAGATAAGTTGATGAGCTCTGAAGATGCAGGAGTTTTAAATTATGCATTAAATACATCTGCAGATGATGTTGATGTAGATATCCTAATACAACCTGAAAAGGATGTAAGAAATACAGAGTTAGAATCAGGATATTACAGTATAGTTTACAACTTTGTACAAAGCGTATCCCCATCACTAAAGGTAAAAAATATTAGTGCGGATGGTACTGAGATAGAGTTAGAATTAGAAAATCCAAATGGTACTAGCATATTAGATAATCTGTATATGTTAAATCAACAATCAGTTGATAAAAAATTAAACTTAGGATTAAACTTTGGTAATAACAACATATCAATGATATCCGATATGGACTTTTCTAACAATCCAAGAGTTGGAGAGGCAACACCTAATATACCACATCCAAGAGATACACAAGCAGGTGAAACTACATTCTTCTCACCATCTGGCGACCAAAGAGATGATAACCTTTGGATTGAATTTTTTGAGGCTAAGAAACCCAATCCATTCGGACCAGCATTTAGTAACTCCCCAGTATATTATTCTACTGGTAGAGCTGCTAAGGCAAACTTAGTAAGACAAGAAGATGGTAGTGTACAATATGAGTTAGAAAAGGATGGTAATGGTGATGTAGATTATTACTACCACACTGGTATAGCAACAAATACAATTCCAGAAGATAGAAGAGTAGATTTACCACCTGGACCATACTTCAATCAAGAACCTAGAAGTAACTATACAAAGAGGCGGTCAACTATACAAAAATCTACTAAAGTAAGATACTACAATTCTAACTTATTATTATCAGAATTAAAAAATGTAATAGTTAAATTATATAAACCTCTACCAGATGGATTATCTCCATACAATTGTCAGATTGATGAAATAAAAAGAGAATCTTATATTGAAAGAGTATTGGTATATGATTTTGAAAAAGCAGAAGAACAACCAAACTTTTCTGCACCTAACTTCAAAATTGATTTAGGTAATTATGGAAAATCACAAGGTACTGATTTAAAAAGTTGGAATGATTTATTAGATGCAAATCTATCAACATCTCAACAAATAGTAGATAAATACATTAGTGGTTCGTTTGGTACTATACCATTGAACTTAGATTACACTCATTTCAAAAGTTTTGTTAAATATTCATCGGCTGTTGAGAGGGTTAATAATTTAAGATATAAATTAGAGCTTATTGAATCGTATGATAAGAGAATATCTACACTATCATCAGTTAGTGGTTCGGATGCAGAAACAAATATAACTCAAACTACTAATCGTAAAAATAGTGTGATAAGTGGGTTTGATGGTTGGGAACGATGGATGTATCAGGAATCAACTGGTTCACTTTATACTCATTATAGTTCATCCAACTACGCTATAGAACCTTGGCCAAAACAATCTGTATATCCAAACAAATTATATAGTGTAACCTCATCACAAGCCATTAAAGCTTATAATGGTTTAATAGATTCGGCTAGTATTCACGACGCACTAAATGATGCAAGATTAACAAAAGTAGTACCTGCCTCAATCGTAGAGGACCCGTTAAACGCAGAATATGTTTTATTCGTAGATATGATTGGGCATCACTTTGATATTAGTTGGTCTTATATAAACGCATTAACATCCATCAATGAAAGGGAAGAGCATCCTTATGATGGTATGCCAAACGAACTTCTTTATGATGTAGCTAAATCTATGGGTTGGAAATTAACACATGGTAAAGATACATCTAACCTTTGGGAGTTCGGATTGGGAACTGATAAATTTGGTAATGTACCTAATAGTGGTTCGTTACCATCTAAATCACACGAACAAATTAACTATGAAGTATGGAGAAGGATTGTAAACAACATCCCATACCTTCTAAAAACAAAAGGTTCAGCTAGAGCAGTTAAAGCATTGATTGCTACATATGGTATTCCTTCTACGTTTTTATCAATTAGAGAATATGGTGGGCCTGTAATCGAACATGATGTAAGACCTTATTGGGAACACGATAGATTCGTTTACCATTTACGAATGGATAATAATAATTACATTGAAGTTCCTTGGGATAACATATCAGATATAAATCCTGTAACTTATGAAATTGATAGTAATACTCCTGGCGATGGTTCAACGATAACTAAAGTTGTTAAAGTAGACGGTGGGGTATATGAAATTGATAATGTATCACAACCAACCTTAATATTAGATGCAGGAAACACATATAAATTTGATGTAAGTGATTCATCAAATGGTTCACACCCATTTAGATTCCAAAAAGCATCCGATAATTCATCTTATACAACGGATGTTACTACAGTTGGAACTCAAGGACAGATGGGGGCATATGTTCAAATTGTAGTATCAAACTCAACTCCTGCTTTAAAATACTATTGTACTAATCATAGTGGTATGGGTGGTAATATTACAATCAATGTGGGTGGACCAAACCCAATTGATGTTATAGAGTTACAAGTTCAACAAAACTTAAACAGAGATACTGCCGTTATTCGTAAGGGTAGTGATTTCGCAGTATTGTTCGAATCTGCTAATGATAATGATTTTGATAGTACGACTGGTAATATACACTTTTACCTAAGTGGTAGTAATGGATACAAATCGGCATCAATATTAGATGTACCTATCTTTGATTCTAAAATGAGTACATTAATAGTTGAAAGAGATAAATCAGTAAATGATATTACTTCGGATAATGGTTATAAACTTCAATACAGAAGAAGTAAAAAAGATAGAATTACAGTAAGCCGTTCAGCTAGTATTTCAATTGATGGTTCAACGGAATCATCTTATAACGCAGCTTGGACTGGTAGTGGAGATGTACAATTTGGTAAAGCGTTTGGAACAATAAGTGGAGCTCCATCATTATGGGCTGATACAAATACAATGAGTGGTTCTATTCAAGAAATAAGATATTGGGCAAATACACTTAAAGATATCGTTATCGATGAACATACTTTATCAAGAGAATCTTATCATGGTAATTCGGTAACATCATCTTACTTTGATTTAAAGTTTAGATTCTTACCTGATTCTAATTTAAAAACAATTAATAATCCTGATTCACACCTATCACAACATCCTAATCAAAAAGTATCAACTACTCAATTAGGATACCCATTAACGGCATCGTTATTCAATTTTGAAAATGATGATTTGATTGGTGTAACAGAAGAATATTATACAAAAGTACCATCAGCTGGTGCTAACAACATTCTTAACAATAAAGTTAGAGTTGAAAAGAACGAACTTACAGGAATATTAGATTCGGAAGAAAGAAAAGAAAAATCACAATATGATTCAGCGCCAGTAGATTCTAATGTAGTGGGTGTTTACTTAGCGGCTACTAAAATGTACAACGATGATATTATAAATCATACGGGATATTTTGATATTGATGATTACATTGGTAATCCAGACCAAAGAAGTGGATACACCGAACAAAATGAAGAATTAGATTATGTTCGTAGACAGGTATTTAAAAAATACTCAAACAAAAACTTAATTAATAATACGATTGATATTCTTGCTAAATACGATATGTCGGTATTTGAACAAATCAGACAAACTATGCCCGCTAGAGTTGATTACAACTCAGGTATTTTAATTGAACCACATATCTTAGAAAGACCGAAAGCTAAATCGTTAACTAAGGTAACTCAGACAAGACCTATGTATGATGCACATATTGCTACTATGAATAGACCTATAAGTGCATCGAATCATTTGTTTGAAACAGAGATTACAAATTCATATAGTGTATCAGCTGAAAATATATTGTATGAGGGGGAGATTTCTCAATCATACTCAATGGAAGCTGAAACATTAGGTTATGAAGATACTGTAAATCTAAGAAACCTTTTTGTTATAACATCTCAAAAAGATGATGTAGAAGATGTTGGTAATCCAAAATTAGGTGATATGCACGAACCATCTAAATACAGATATGTGATTTTAAATTACAAAGATGGGGAGAATGTTGGTTATGGATTAAATTGGGCGACAGGTTCAAATGGATATTGGAATTATAGAGTTATTGGAACATCGGTAACTGGTAGTACACCATCTAAGTATGCTAGAAAGAAAAAGTTATTCTACTCATCAGCAGCATCGGCATCTATGAATCTTCCAAACTCATCATCATTAATACCAGCTGAAGTATCAACTGATAGTTTACCTTTAGCGGTTGAAAATTTAAGATACTTAGGTTGTAAGATGACTTCTGATTCTTTAACCACAAATTCTCCAGATACACCTGATGGTAAACCTGTAATTGAAATATTCAAAGCAGACCCTAATGTATTAATATACACATCGGAAACTGCAGCTGAAGGAAACTTAGATGTGGATACGGCAACCGGGTTGGATGTATTAGATACTGCCGAATTAGTTGTTAACGATGATATTTATTGGAAACTACTACAAGAGTATCGAAGAGAACTTAGAGAATTTAGACGTAAAGTAGAGAAGATGATTGAGATTGAAGATGCGAGAGCGGATGAGTTTGATTTAAGATACAAAAAAGAATTACAATTACGTGAAGCAGAATTGGTTAGAAGAAAAGAATTTGATATTAAAAATGGTTCATAAAAAATGGCAGTAAGAAGAAACATAAGATTTAGAGATAGAAGGGATTCGAGCAGATTAAACAATCTAATTGAAAATAGATTGAATGAACGTTTGTCTAAACCTCTAATAAAAGCACCTAAAGCTCCTAAAGAAGAATCAACTAAGATTTCAGAGATAATAAAACAACCTGAAGAGATAGTAAAGACTGGAAAGGTTTTAGAAGATAACAAAGTAATTGATTCTAATGATAAAGCTAGTACAAAGGAATTAATTGATTTAGTAAAACCGATATCTACTATTGATGATGGTAACGCCGAATCAATAATTAATGCTATAAAAAATCCAAAGGTAGCAGAGATTATAGCAGACCCAGTTCCAGATACAAAAGATTTTAACGAAGAAGATAGACGTAGAATCTTAATAGAGGAAAAGGAAAGAAGAGCAATTGAAGATGAACGATTCAGAAAGATTCAAGAAGCTTTTAACGATGAGATTGAAAGAAGAGAAACTTTCAAAAAAGAATTAGAACAAATGAAGTTAGAATTTGATTTGTATCTTAAAGAAAAGTATCCAGAAATCGTTGGTGAAAAAAATATAAAAGATTCTGATATAGAAAAAAGAAAAGAAGAAGTAAAACAGAAAGCCAAAGAAGTTAAAGAACGAAAAGAAAAGCTAAAACTAAATATGGTTAAGCGTGTTGAAGGGGAAAAGATTCGAAAGCAAAAAGAAATCAAAATGGTTACAAGTACAAAAACGGCAAGAAATGTTTCTACTTTTTTAGAAGAAGAGATAATTATAGAACAACAGGAGAAGAAAGATAGAAATCCTGAAATAGATGGTTTGAATGAAGTTCAAAAAATTATTAAAGAAGCGAATGAAATGGAAATCCGTATGGGTAGACCAATTGTTCCACATAGAGATATAGTAGAAAGTAATGAATCAGATTTTGATTCAGATACATCATCTAAATCAACGGACTTGTTAATCAAACCAAAGCAAGAATCACCTTTTGAAAACTATGAACAAAAAAGAGAGGTTTTAGAAGTATTAAGACAATCTATGAACAATCGTAATGGTGAAGATGATTTCATTGTTAAGATGGATAAAGATGATAGAAAGCGTGGCAGATAATAGAAAATTATAAAAGTTAGTGTAAAAATATTTTTTTTAATATTTATATAAGAAAACAAAATTGTAAAAGGGCAATAATATGGGATATTTAGATAATTCATCAATAACAGTAGACGCTATTCTTACGAAAAAGGGTAGAGAGTTATTGGCAAAAGGTAGAGACTTCTTTGTAATCAGTCAATTCGCATTGGCAGATGATGAAGTAGATTACGAACTATGGAATCCAGCACATCCGCTAGGTTCAGACTATTATGGAATCATAATTGAAAACATGCCGATAGTAGAGGCAGTAACAGATGAGAATTACTCATTAAGATATAAGTTGTTAACACTTCCAAAAAACACTATTAGAATCCCTATTATTCAATCTAACCCTAACGAAATAAGTTTAGAAGAAGGTGGACAACAACAAACTGTAACTCTTACTACTAAGAATGGTGGTAACGATACATTAGGATACACTGTTACATTACTTAACTCAGATGCAGCAAGTATCGTTGGTGATGGAAGTGGTATCGCAAATAATTCAGATACTGTTGGCGCTAACGAAGATAGAAGAAGTGTTACGGTTAGTACAAATAGCCGATTTACAATTACAACAAAAGTATTAGCAGATAATACTGATATATCAACGAAGATATTTGTTATTGGAAATGAAACGGGTGGACGTACGGAAATTGATTTAACTGTTACTAACAATCCTGATATTTCAGTAGGTAACACATTAGATTCAACATTATAAGGATAATTTAAAAGGGAATAAGATATGGCAATTTTACCAGCAGGTTCGTTTAATACATCAAAGAGAGTTTATACGGCATTAAAAGTAGGAGATGTTGTTGAGGGTGGTGTAGAAAAAGTGACCAGAGGTCTATGGAGTGGTAATGTAGGTACATTAACTACGTTCTTTACATCTTCGGCACAATCAGATACTCAGAAACAATATTATTATGAGATTTTCAATAAGATATCAACTGATGCTACATCAGAATCTCAGTTTTCAGTAACATACGGACACAATCAAGGTAGTGGTTCATTAGGTCAGAATGAAGATTCTCCATCTAATGCTATCTATTCTCAGTACGCACAAATCCTACTTCCAGATAATCAAAGAGTATTTAAGTTTAATAACACAACAACTCAGCAGATTTACGCAATCAATATGAACAGAGCTAGGTTGAAAGATAGACTTGACCCTGGTAACTTTGAACTTCACTTAGCTAAACTAACAGGAGCATCAACTCCAGCAATACATGGTGATGACTTAGTAATCTCATTAATTGATAATAGTGGTGATACTCAACAAGCAGCAACACAAATTGGTAGAGTATATAGCTTAGTTTCAGGTTCAATCCTAAACGGAGTTTTCAATTCAGCTATTGAGTATGGTTCTGTATATCCTGAGCAGGGTGTTATTATCCTAAACGCAGATAAGTTAGATTTAGCACAACTTAATTTTGGTACTGTTAAAACTTCAAACACAGATGGTGATAACGCATTTAGATTATTCACATCTATTAGTGGAGCAGCTGTAATTAACGCAAACAACGGATTTGCAGCAAGAAACGAAGAAAGAGTACAATCAACATTCTATTTCGTAAGAGCTAAAAATGGTGAGTATAATTTCTCAAATAATCCATCATATGTAACAGGTTCGAATGGTTCGTTTAGACAACCAACATTTGCTAACAATCCTAAATCGTACATTACAACTGTTGGATTGTATAATAGTACACAACAACTATTAGCAGTGGCTAAGTTATCTAAACCAATTCTAAAATCATTTTCAAATGAAGTATTGGTGAAAGTTAAGTTAGACTTTTAAATAATATTTTAAGAACGATAATGAACACGCATGGCAACAGCTTACAAACCAATCAATGGGGGTGGCATACAACTAAGACCATTCAACACCTATAAAAGATGGGTAGTTACTGATATAAATCAACGAACAGATTCATATCAGACATCCGTAATAAAAGGTATATCCCCAAACTTTGGTGAAAAAATAAATGTTTCGGAATCAATAAGTTTACCAGCGTACAGAGAAATTGACCAGATTGATAACTCTGATTCTTCCAATACAGATTTTTTAAAAATAAAACATCAAAAGGTTGTATGGTCAAGCCTTAACCAAATGTTTTTTAAACATAGACCTAGAGCTGAAAGAGATTTATACGCATCCGCATCTATATTCTCTATTCCTCAAAACAGATTAGGTGATGGTATAAGATGTAATACAATTGAAGTTATAGATTTTTCTATGACCTCATCTAATTGTGATTCCATAATTATAAAAGATAAAAAAGTTGATGAGTTTCACGGCCATTTATATGATGATGGATTGGATACTGGTTCATATGTTCCATTTGGAAATTTGGTTGGTTATTGGGGATTCAATGATGAGGTTGTAAATAGAACTACTAAGCTTGATAAAATAATAGAAGATAGGAGTGGTTATATTCATCACGCATATGGAAGTAATATATCATATACAGATGGTATAAAAACAACAGGCGATTTCCAATTACCATCTGGAACTAAAGCAACATTCAATGGTTCTGATTCTTATATTAGAATAGACCATAACAAAAATTATAACTTCTTCGCAACATCAGATTACTCAGTATCAATATGGGCAGTTTTACCAACACAACAAAAAGATGTTTCGAAAAATTATAATTCAATAGTATCTAAAAGGGGTACTAACAAAGAGTTTGGAGAAAATAGATATGCATACCCAACTCTGTTTAGAAGAAATAGAGAAACTCCAATATTTCCATTTGATATAGAAGTTCACAACCAAAATCAAAGTTCTAATAACGGAAAAGTTAGAATATCCTTATCAAACGGAAACACTAGTATCATTACAGATTCAACAACCAAAATAAATGATAATACGGCACATCATATATGTTTTAACAAAACAGGTTCTCATATGGAACTATGGGTTGATGGTGTTAAAGAAGTAACGGGTTCGTTACCAACTGATGATAGTGGTTCTATAACACTCAGAGGTATATCCAACGAATATGATATTTTGTTAGGTAGTAAAACCTTACCAGGTGGATTTGATGTATTATCAAGTCATAATTCACTTAGTGGTTCATTGGATGAGTTCCGTATATACAATAGGGGATTAACTAAATCTGAAATTGAAGGATTATCAAACAATGATTACCTAACTGGTTCAGCATATCAAACGAATGTAGTTGGTGAAGTATTTTACAATCACGGAATAATGGTAGTATCAGACCCAAGACCAAAATACAGATATGTTTGGACTGGGCAAACTGGTACGTGGGATTATGGTAATATTCAAAGTGGACAAGAGGGAATAGGTTCTAACTATGGTTGGCAAACAAAATATAAATCAACCAAACAACTACATGAAGTAAACATATTATGTGAAGTTGGTCAGAATGAATTTAACGTATCTCAAAACCCAACATTAAAAAAGAACAATGATGTTAATAGTTCGATACTAAAATCATTTGTTACAGGTTCTGATTTCAGAAACTACTTTACAACAATTGGATTATACAATCCAAATGGTGATTTAGTTGCAATTGGTAAACTAGCATCAGCTATTCAAAATAGAAGTGATGTAGATATAACTGTTAAGGTTAGATTAGATATGGATGGCCCGTTTGGAGCACCAGGCACTGGTTCTTTAATGAGTGGTAGAACTGCAACTATTACTGATATGGGTGATGGTAGATTCATTTGGAATAAGTTAGATAAACCTGATATTTTAGTTGATGGTAATTTTGGAGAAGCTTTTGATACTCAATCAATGGATGAAAATCAGTTACAGCAAGATAATGTTTTACCTGATGAAACCCCAACCGAACCTCCAGGAAAACCAACGAATAATCCAAAAGACCCTAATGTAAATTATGGTGGATACGCAAAATAAAAAAAAGAATAAGTTATGAATAAAAAAGGAAATTGGTCTCACATCCAAAAGATGAAGGGACACAAAAGTGGGTTGGAAACTCGCATAGATGAACAACTTAAAGCACAAGGTATTGATGGTGAATACGAAGAGCACGAAGTATCCTATACAATTCCAGCAACTACTCATTCTTACAAACCCGATTTTAGATTACCTAACGATATTTATATAGAATCTAAAGGATGGTTTTTACCCGAAGATAGAAAGAAGCATTTATTAATCAAAGAACAAAATCCTGATATGGATTTAAGGTTCGTATTACAATCCCCAAATGGTAAAATATACAAAGGTTCTAAAACCACATATGCACAATGGTGTGAGAAGAACGGATTCAAATGGGCAAAGAAAGAAATCCCACAAGAATGGATAGATGAAAAACCAACTAAGAAATTTTTTGGATAATTCAAATATTTTTTGTATATTTACTTTAATATGGAAGAAAGACTACTCTCTTTATTAGAATCTGTCTTAGGAAAAGCTAAGAAAACATCAGGTGATAATTATGCCTTTTGGTCACCATTTGTGAACCATCATAAACCTAAATTAGAGATAAACATTAAGTTAAACTCTAATGCAGATAACCCTTGGCATTGTTGGATTTCTGATGAAAAAGGTAAATCAATCCGTTCTCTATTTAGAAAACTTAAAGTATCTAAAGAGATTTGGGATGAACATAATTCTATTTTCAGTAGAAAATATAGATACAGAACTGATGTAACTACCGAAGAATCTAAGGTAGTTCAATTACCCAAAGAATATATTCCGTTATGGAAACCTTCCACATCCGTTATAAGAAAGCATGCGTTGTCTTATTTAGATAGAAGGGGTGTAACCTCATTAGAGATAATAAAGTACCAAATAGGTTATTGTGAAGAAGGCCCGTACAAACATAAAGTAATTGTACCATCTTATGATGAGTATGGTATGTTAAACTATTTTGTGGGTAGAAGTTTTTACGATAGTAGTTTTAAACATAAGAACCCAAATGTATCAAAAGATGTTGTGGGATTTGAGATGTTTATCAATTGGGATTTACCAATTGTTATATGTGAGGGGGCATTTGATGCTATGGCAATCCGAATGAATAGTATTCCACTATTCGGTAAATCACCACAATCAGAATTACAAAAGAAGATAATCAGTAAAGGTGTAAGAAAAGTGTATTTGGCATTAGATTCAGATGCATTTAAAAACTCACTTAGATTTGCAGAAGAATTAATGAACAATGGTATTGATGTACACATTGTTGAGATGGGAGATTCAGACCCATCAGAATTAGGTTTTGAAAAAATTTATAATGAAATAGGCAATACCGAATTACTTTCGTTAAGAAAGTTAATGGAGTATAAGTTATTAGGTGTATGAGAAAATCGAAGAGAATAAAGTATGATGGTACAATCAAAAAGATTTACCACATCGCTGATGTACATATCAGAAATTTAAAAAGACATAAAGAATATAGGGAAGTATTTTCCCATCTTTATGATTATATTTCCACTACAAAGACTGATGATTCCATCATTGTATTATGTGGAGATATTGTTCACGCAAAAACGGATATGACTCCTGAGGTTATAGAAATGACTCAAACATTTCTAAAATCGTTATCGGATTTATTACCAACTATTCTGATACCAGGTAATCACGATGCCAATCTAAACAATCCAAATAGATTAGATGCATTATCACCAATCGTAAACGCATTGAATCATTCAAATCTACATTATCTAAAAGATGATGGAGTTTGGAAAATGGGTGGAATTTCCTTTTCACACTCATCTGTTTTTGGTGATGTAAAAGAGATTATCCCATCTGAAGAAGTGCATGGTGATTATAAGATTGCTTTATATCATGCTCCTGTAGATAAGGTAAAAACAGAATATGGGTTTCAATTAGAAAACAAAAACGTAAAGGTAGATTCATTCGATGGATATGATTTAGTTCTATTGGGTGATATCCACGTTCCAAATCAATCACTAAATGATGAGGGTACGATTAAGTATTGTGGTTCTACGATTATGCAGAATCATGCCGAAGCTAAATATCCTGAGCATGGTATTTTGGTATGGGATGTTGAAACCAAAGAATCAGAGTTTGTTCCGATTCATAACGATTATGGATATGTAACCTTAGATGTTGACAATGGTAAGTTGATAGGTAATCCAACGATACCTAACAAACCTCGTATGAGAGTTAGAGTAAAAGATACAACTCAATCACAACTAAAGAAAATTATATCAGAGGTTAAGATTGGTAGAAAAGTACAAGAACTAACGATTCAAAAAGTATTATCAGATAGAAAAGATTCTATTGGTGATTCAAACATTACATTACAAAACGTAAGAGATATTGGTTTCCAAAATAAAATGATGGAAAAGTATCTATCGGATAAGTACATCATCGCTGATGAACAAATGGAAGTGATACGAAACATCAATCAAGATATAAACAATAAGTTGGGTGGTGTTCACGGAATGAAAAACATTATATGGAAACCAAAAACATTTGAGTTCTCTAATATGTTTTCATATGGTACAAACAACATAGTTGATTTTTCACAAATGAAAGGAGCATATGGAATCTTTGCCCCAAACGCTAGTGGTAAATCATCATT